TGAAATTTGACTTATAAAGGGAATTATGTTATAATTTAAATAGTGGAAAATTTTATTAGTTGAATGATGTGTTTTATGTATTTGGCCTCCGGCGGGCGCCAAGGTCGCTCTTGAAACGGAAAAGTGTCGTCGATGTACATCCATCGACAGGCCGGCGCGCCAAATACGTACAACTTATAAATATAACTTATAGGAGGAAACTTATGAGTCAAGTTTCTTACGGAACTATTACAATTACTGATACGAATGATATTGAAAGTATAGTAATTGAATATAATAAAAATCAAAGTAACCAAAATCCTCCTAGTGAGGGAGATAGCAATTGGAGTACCAATAGGCCAACTTGGCAACAAGGATATTATATTTGGCAGAGAACTCGTATTCATAAGTCAGGAACTGCTACTACTGCTGATATAATTGGTACACCAGTTTGTGTAACTGGCTCAACTGGAGAACAAGGACAGCAAGGACAGCAAGGACAGCCGGGTGCGGCAGGACGTAGTTTGACAGGGGTTGAAACCGAATATTGTATTTATGGCACAGGCACGCCTTCTGATAGTTATAGCGGATGGCAAGATACTATTCCAGAATATAATAGTTCAACTCCGAATTATTGGGTTAAAGTAACTAATACATATAGTTCTGCACCAACTACTGAGGTTGTCAAATATAAAGATACAGGTATTACAAATGCAATAGCTAAAGCTGCAGATGCACAATCGAGAGCAGCTACAGCAGAAACAAATGCGGCTAGTGCATTAAGTTTATCTCAAGCAACACAACAACATTTTTGGTTTAACTCGGTTAAAACCGGAAACATTGAAGCCGGCGCGTACATTACAGATGTAGTAATTGATAGTTTTAAACCAAACAAGTCTGGAAATTATTTATTAGCTGGTTCTAATGGTATTGAGCTTGGCAATGGATCACATCCATATATGCAACTTACAGCTTCAGAGTTAAACTTTTTCCATCCAAATAGTAGTAATATTGATGCTCAATTAAGTTCAAATGGACTTATTGTTAAGAGCGGTGGTATTGAGGCTGGTACTGTAGGCCAAGATGGTGGAATATATTTATCAACTAAAAATTATGGAACTACTCATAATAATCAGACTATTACAATTAATGGTCATGAAGCAAAAAATTGGCGTCAAATAATTGGTACAAAATTTGGAGTTGATTCTGATGGAGTATTATATGCTGGCGGTGCTAATATACAAGGTAAAGTGATGGTTACTTCAGGAAGTAACGTGTATACAACAGATGAAGTTAATCCATTAAATGTTGGGAGTAGAAATTTATTAATTAGTCTTGATAATAACATTGGAATAATGGATACCATTATTAATGATGAGTTACAAGAAATATCAAACCCTAGGGCTGTTATGTCTGATTTAATATCAATAGACTCTGATACAAATTACACTTTACAATATTGGTTACCTGAAGGATTAACTGATACCGGCACTGATAGAGCGGGTAGTTGTAAAATAGTATGGTTAAATATAGAAGCGGTAGAGAGTAGCGAAGATTTTATCGAACATTATCTTGGAGGTTACGAATTAGAATATTTTTCTAATGTTTGGAATTACTATACTATTAAGTCTCCAACTAATGCAACTCACTGTCGAGTAACCTTTATTTTTCCAGCTTCTTATAATGAGGGTACCGTTCCTTCTAATTGGGTTAATGGTATGGATGGATATCGATGGCAATTAGAAAAAGGTAATGTACCAACTGATTGGATAGTGGCACCAGAAGATTTAAGCAATGATGTTAATAGATTAGATTTATTTTTATTAACAGATAATAATTTAACTGTAGAAAATGCTCAATATAATTATATAGATGAAGAAACAGGAGAAAAGGTATCTATTGATGCTGAGTGGTCGCAGAATCCTCTTATGCCAGATGAATTAAATCCATACGTATGGTGGAAAATGCGTCAGACTTATACTGATGGACAAGTAGTAGAAAGTATACCAGCAATTTTTAATTCTATACCGCAAGTTCAACTTGATGCATTAAATCAACAAAATTTAATACAAAATAATACATTATCTATTTTAGACAATAATATCCTTGATTTTAAACAACAATATAATACTTTTCTTGAAAATCAAGAGCAAATCAATAAAAGAAGTAATCAATATGCTGGATATATTGAAATTAATCCCGATATTCCGGTAATTAGAGTTTATAATAGGCAGATAGAGGTAGTCGATAATAAAGAAATATTACAGGAAAGTGCGGTTAGCGTCTATTCAGACCAGGTTGTTATTCAGGGTGGTGGTAATTCTACTACTAAAATTACCTCTGAAGCATTAGAAACTGGTAAAATTATAACGACTAATTTAACGCCTCGAGTAAATGGAGTTGGAAATTTAGGATTTATTGCTCGTCAAAATGGACATTTTAGTTTAAAAGTAATACATTAATTTTTGAGGAGATATTATGGCTTATTCATATATACAAGGACCTTATTCTGCTAATTATCTTCCGAAAGGAGCGAGTGCATATAGAAAATTAGCCTCAAGGCTTTATTATCAAATTACGAATACTGCTACAACTTATAGAGTAGATGTTTATGGACAAGGTACTATATATAATGATAACTTGGGAACTACATTATATGGACAATTAAATCTTACTGGCACAGCTCAAACTACTGGTTCAAGAAAATATACTTATAAATCAGGTGGTACTAATCATAAAGATGTATATTATACTTTATGTGGTGTTAAAAGTTATACATGGACTAAACAAACATATGCTCAATCTGGTAGTGCTAGTATGTATGTTTATTGGAGTTGCGCGTCAAGTCGTACTTCTACAGCATCAACATCTTTTTCTATCCCTGCTTTAGCAAGTTATTCAATAGTTTATAATGCTAATGGAGGTACTAGTGCGCCAGGAACTCAGACTAAATATTATGGTCGAAATATAGCTCTTCAGTCGAGTAAACCAATTAGGGAAGGTTATACTTTTGTAGGTTGGTCTACTTCTGCAAATCCCTCATATACCGCTGTATCTAATCCTACTGGTTCACCTGCTAATAATGGTTATTATGAATCAGTTGAAGGAATTTTTATACGCTCGGTTGATTTAGAGGTAGATCCTTCAAAAACTTATTATTATATAGTTACTCAATATCAACCAGGAGCTACTTATACAGGTAATGCAGCTTTAACTTTATATGCACAATGGTATCCTAATGTTTATACTATTACTTATAATGGTGGCGGTGGTATTGGAACTATGGCAGATGACCATTTTGTATATGATCAAACATATACTTTATCAAAGAGTTTGTTTCATTATACAGATATGTTATTTGCTGGATGGGTACAAGATACGGATAACACAAGTATAATATATGCAGATGAAGCGTCTGTGTCAAACTTGACTACATCTGGAACTTTTCCATTAAAAGCCACTTGGCAATATCAATATAGTAAAGCAGATTTAACACAACCTTTAGCTTGGAGAAGGGAAGAAAATATTTCTGGGAATATAGAGGATAGTGATACTGGAACTTATGCGCGAGCGCAAATAACGGTAGAGCCCGCAAAACAAAGAACGGTTTTAAATGGAAATTTTTCATATATTTCTACAGAGGTTCGTGCGGGATATAAATTAATTACAAGTAGTGAATATATTATGCATCCAACTTCCTATATTATTAATGATATCAGTACATTAATTTGGGATTTTGATCCAGATCATTGGATAGGAGAAAATATACCTACTTTTACACCATTGTCAGTAGACACACAATACGATATTATTTTTATCTCTAGAGGATTAATAGACGGTATAGAAAAGACTACAAACAATATTACAACTTTTATTTCAACAGCAGAGTTCGCCTTAGATATTAATGCAGATGGTTCAAGCTTTGGTCTGTTTTCAATCGCACCAGGAACTTATATAGAAGAAGTAGGTGAGACGAATAATCAAACGACAGCAAATAGAGTTAAAACGGTTAGCATAAATGGAGATTTATTATTAGCAATTGATGAAAATGCAGGTGAAGGGTATATAGATGATACTTTAATACAATTACTAAGTGTTTTAGGTTGGGAAGTTACTGTTAATCCTCAAGATGTGGTACAAACCAGTTCTGGGACAGAGTCAGGAACTGAAACAAATACAGATACAAATAATGGAGAATAGGGAGGTATTATATGTATTTAGTAATAGAAATACAACAAGCGACACCAGAATCAACACCGGCTTGTCTGAATTATTCTGCAGAGACAAAAAATCAAGCCGTTTCTACTTATCATAGTATTTTAGCTTCTGCAGCTATTGGAAGTAATTATATACATACAGCTATTGTTATGACACTGGATGGAAAGTATTTAATGAGAGAGTCTTACAATCATCCAGTGACGCCAGCGCAGAATACAGAAGAAGCTGAATAAGGTGTTTCTATTTTAAAGTAGGCACATTGATAAGATGTGCCTATTTTGATATAGGAATTTGACTTAGGATTATATTTATGGTATAATTTTAATAGTGAGAGGTTTAAATTATGGTTAACATAAGTTTAAAAAAAATTTTGGCGAAGCTTTTGAATACTAGAATGGTTATTGAAAGTGGAACTGATGGAATTTGGACATATAGGAAATGGACCGACGGTACAGCTGAATGCTGGGCAAAAATTAACGAAGGTAGTATTACTTGGAGTAATTTATGGACATATGCTTATTATTCTGGACAAATAACACGAAGTTTTCCTACTAATTTATTTCAAGAAACTCCTATTATCATGACTTCAGCAGAATCAAATGCAGGATTAAATTATATTACTATTATTACAGCGGGTACCTCGAACTCTCAAGTACAATATTATGTGACTTCTTCAAAAAATGAAACGAGAGTTTGCTATACACATATATATGCAAAAGGAGTTTGGATGGCACTTGATCCAGATTCTCAAACAATGATTGCTCCAGAATTTTCTCAAGAACAAATGTCTAAAGCAAGTGTTCGCGCCCTTATCGAAGGTAGTGGTCATATATATCGAGAAAATACAAATTGGACGCCATTAGATTTATCATAGGGGGTAATGAATGAATAGGTCAATAGTAATTACAAGAAAAGACGTACAAAATATTCTTGCCCACGTAAATTTAGGCGATGACGTACACCACGAGCTTACCCAAGCTGAGTATGATGCATTAAGCGACGACGTAAAACACAATGGAACAGTTTACTTTATAACCGATGTGGGTAGCGGTGGCGGTATATTTATGGATGATAATATACCTATTGGTACGATTACTTCATATGGTGGCACCACTGACCCAACATATTGGTTAATCTGTGATGGTCGCGCGGTAAGACGTACAGCCTATCCGGAGTTATATGCGGTCATAGGAACGAAATATGGAAGTGATACAAGTACATTTAATTTGCCTAATTTAACGGGTACAGAGACAGAAAAATATATAATAAAAGCAAAATCAACGGTGTCAGCACATCAAGCGGATATAGATTTTTTCTATCCAGTCGGTTCATTTTATGAGACTACGAATGTAAATTTCAATCCAAATATACAGTGGGGCGGTACTTGGGAAAAGATTGAGACGGGTAGGATTTTACAGGCAACGCAGGTTAATTCAAAGGTTGGAACAAAAGTTGAGGCTGGTTTGCCGAATATTATGGGAAAATGGTATACTGGTTGGAATCAACCGGTCAGAGGTTTTCATAATTTAACTGCTACAGGTGCTTTTTATAGAGATACTGATACTACAAAACCAGGACGAGTTACAGCTGAAGATGCTAATGCTAATAATTCTGCAACTTGTGGTTATCCTAGTTTTGATGCTTCTGGCTCTAATCCAATTTATGGAAATTCTGAAACTGTTCAACCGCCAGCGCTTCTTGTAGTAATGTGGCACCGTATTAATTAGGAGGTTATCAATGCCTTATATACAAAAAAATGGAAAACAATTTGGGCTTGCCGATATATCAATTACAAATGGTGTTCAATGTCGTGAAATGACTCAGGCGCAGTATGATGCGTTATCTACGGCAGAAAAGAATGATGGAACAGTTTATTTTATTGTTGACGGTAAGCAAAATAATTTATATATAAGTGATACAGTTCCAATTGGTGCAATTCAGGCTTATGGAGGATCTAGTGCACCAGCTGGCTGGTTAATGTGTAATGGTATGGCGGTTAATAGAACTGTTTATAAGGAATTGTTTGCAGTCATTGGAACTACTTATGGAGAAGGTGATACTGTTACTACTTTTAATCTACCGAATTTAAATGGCAGAGTTGCAGTTGGTGCAGGTACGGGATATGCACTTGGCGCGAAAGGCGGTGAAACGACTCATACATTGACAGTTGAAGAAATGCCAACTCATAAACATACTTTTTCTAATGGATATGGTTGGACGGGAGATTTTATTCCTGGAGCTTCTATGACTTTATCTGGTACCAATAATATTATTGCATCTCCATATCATAATTATACTGGGTCTACGAATAATTTAAAAATAAATACTAGTGGTGAATCACAGGCTCATAATAATATGCAACCATATGTAGTAACCAATTACATAATTAAAGCCAAAGATACCTATCAAGTTGGTAGCAGCGGTGGCGATTCTGGTGGCGGCGGTTCAGTAACCGTCGATTCAACCGCAATACCATCACCAAATATGGTTGCAGAATTTGATGATAGTGCAAAAATGAATTCGACTGATATGTCGAGTCAAGAAATTACGAATTTTGTTAATACAATTGATGCACAAGGTGCAAATTTAGCAGACTACGTAATAGAACAAGGTGTTGAAGGCATTTGGACATGGCGTAAATGGAGTAGTGGAATTGCAGAATGTTGGGGAACCAAACAAGTTACAGGTTCATACTCGGCGTGGGGTAATGTATTTTCTTATGACATTGCGGCCGAATCTTATCCCATTAATTTGTTTATTGCGACTCCAATTTGTTTAGCTCAAGGACAGTGTTTAACTGGTAATTCGACTTCTTCTATAGAATCGGGTGGAACAAAAGATGTAACACCTGGAATTCTTATATTACGTGGTACTGCACAGAGTGGTACATATAATTTTAATGCTTTTTATCAAGTAAAAGGTAGGTGGAAATAATGGCAAGTGAAGCAATAACAAAAAATGATTTAAAAGCAATATTAAATGAGGTTTTACCGCCTACTCCGAGTGAATATAAAAAACTTTTATGGCAGAATCCAAATCCAACAGCAGCATTTGCAGCACAAACTATATCTCTTGACTTGTCTGATTATGATGTAGTACAAATTGATGTTTATTTAACTGCTAACGGTATGATATCTACTAGATTTACAGAGGTAGGTTTTCAAGGAGAAGCGGGTGGTTTGGGTTCAGGCGGAGATAGATATACTCGTAATGCAAATGTTACTACTACTGGAGTCGCTTTTACAGTTGGTAAATCTAATGGTACAGATAATACATCTGCATGTATTCCGTATAAAATATATGGTATTAAATATGAACGAGTAGCACCTCCCCTTGCAGATATGGAATGGAAAGAAGCTGGTCGCACAACTAGTACTTCCGATTGGATTGACTTGCCTGCCACTGCAAAAGAGGTAAATTTAATAGCTGTAGTTGGTGGAACAATTTATAGTGGCTATCGTTCATTAGCTGAGCCAATTATATCAGTAACAACTTGGATGTTTGGTGGATATTATGCTGGTACTTCTGATTATGGGTATGCTAATGTAAATATGAGAAATAGTGGAAGAAGTTTTCAAAAACGACATTGTTACTATGCTGGTACGAATTATGATTCTGCAGCAACTCTAATTGTATATTATAGATAAAAGGAGAAAACTAATGGGAAAAATATACTATCGTAACCACGAATTTACAACTCCACTCCCAGACGTTCTCGACGTTCAAATAATCAATAAATCCATCGTTGATGACAATAATATCGCAAAAATTCCAAACTTCACCGGCACCGACGGCAACGAACCCGGTGCGAGTGGTTTAGTGCCCGCGCCAACTACAACAGAGGCAAATTTATATTTGAAGTCTGATGGTACGTGGGATACACCACCTGGCGGCAGTGGCGGAGGCGGCGATGGAACGATTGTGCAGATAGTGAGGTGGGAGTAGATGGCAGTTTATTTAGGTGGAAATAAGGTTAGCTTACATGGGATTGAATTTAAAGACCCAACAGATGTTTTAAAAAATGATATACTTCGACCAGATGCAACTAAAGTACAAACTTGGAAATATGATAAGCGAATTGTAGCAAATGAAGGTGTCTCTCTTCCAACCGCATATAGTACAACGGATACTACGCTTTTAGCTAGTTCTATTGTAGGTACTGTTAATATAGATTTAAATACATATACTTATTTATTAATATGTAGAACTCTTACTATACCAGAATACAGTATCGATACCTTAGGAGCAGGCAGAGAAGACTACCATTTTTCATCTCAATATAATGAAATAATAAGTATGGATATGGCAAATCGTTTTAAAAGTTATGCCGATTCAAATCATTGGTTTAATTGGAAATTAAATACTTTTTCTGCTATGACTTATTGTGCTAGATTAAACTATTGGAATAGTGCTGATAGTATTAATTCATATAGCACATATAGCTATGGAGCAAGAGTAACTCATCACAGCCAGTCTTGGGATGCATCTAATGGTACGATAACCGTTAATAGTCCAGACTTAAAACTTCGTGGACATGATACTTATTTAAATCAAACCTATTATGAAGCTTTAACTGATATAAGATATCAATGGGTATTAGAATTATATCGAGCTCCAATTCATAATGTAGATACTGATGGTTGGTTATTACGAGAAAATACTATACATATATCTAATGATATAGTGAATAACAATTGGACTTTAACCTAGGAGAATACAAATGTCAACAACAAACTTATCAACATTAAAAATAAACTACCTTACTCAACAACAATATCAACAGGCCGCACAAAACGACCAGCTTCGCGATAACGAGCTTTACATGACGCCTGGTGATACAACTGAGTGTGTAGAATATACGAGTACAGCGCCAACCGAACCGAATCCAATTGGCTTGAAATTTGTAGTGTTAGAGACTGAGCCAAAAGTTAAATATGATGGATGGATTTATTTAATTAAGGAGTAGATATGAGTTTATATTTAGATGGCGACATTGGAAAAGCATATTTAGGTCGTTTTAAAATAAAACAAATGTGGCACGGAAATAAATTATTGTATGAATTTAATCCGACTGTAAGACCAGAACCATATTTACCAAATGAGTATTTTTATTTTAAAGCTTTTGATAAAACTTGTTCTATTTATTTAAATGAGCAAACTTCAACTGGAAAAAGTGGTGGAACAACAGAGATTACTTTTGATAAATCACAGTTTACTAATTATCAAACTCCTACTTTAGAATATTCTTATAATAAACAAACTTGGTATCCATATACTTTAGGTACTTATATTACTCTTAATAAAAAAAGCAATCCTATTGTATATTTTAGAGGTGATAATACTTCTCCATGGTTTGATACATATCTTACTACTTATGATGAAACTGTAGATGATAAAACTAATACTTACACTCATTATCATTATATTTGGTTTCAAGCATATACACCAGATGGAAAAGTAAAAACTGGTGGAAATATATTATCTTTAAGAAATAAAACTCTTTCTGATATTACTACAATTCCTTGTAATCATGCTTTTTCTCGATTTTTTGATAAGTGTAGTAATTTAGTAACAGCACCAGTATTATCTGCTACCACTTTAAAGCCTTATTGTTATGGGGGAGTTGAAGAACAAACAAATCTTTTTACATATAAATATGGTGGTATGTTTAGTAATTGTACGGCCTTAGAAATTATGCCTGATTTACCAGCGACCACACTAACTGACTATTGTTATGCCCGTATGTTTTATTCTTGCAAAGCTTTAATTAATAGTGTAGCTTTACCAGCGACTACTTTAGCAGATCATTGTTATTATTATATGTTTGCTGAATGTTCAAAACTTGTGACAGCTTCAGAATTACCGGCGACCACTTTGGCAGATTATTGTTATAATTATATGTTTAGTAGCTGTTGGAGATTAAGAGAAGCTCCAGCTTTGCCGGCGACAACTTTAAAAACTTATTGTTATGCCTATATGTTTAATGGATGTTCTGGACTAAAAAAAGCTCCATTATTACCAGCAACAACTTTAGCAGAAAATTGTTACTCAGGTATGTTTGGTAGTTGTCAATTCCCAGAACCACCGATTTTGCCAGCAACAACTTTAGCGAATTATTGTTATTCATCTATGTTTGCATGGTCTGGTTTACAGACGCCTCCAGTATTACCAGCGACTGCTTTAGCAGAGTACTGCTATCAAGATATGTTTTATTATAGTGATATAACAGTTCCGCCAGCCTTGCCAGCTACCACCTTAAAAACAGGATGCTATCAAGGTATGTTTGCAAGTAGTAATATTACTAAAACTCCATCTTTACCAGCCACTACAGTAGTTAGTAGTTGTTATGGCGGCTGGTGGAGTACTGGTATGTTTGAAGGTTGTAAATATTTAGAATCAATTACTCGATTACCTGCTTTAGAAATTGGTTCTACAAATGCTTATTATGGTATGTTTAGACAGTCAAATGTTAAAGCTAGCGCAACTCAAACAGCCGAATGCAAATATGCTTATCGTGTTCCAAATTCTGGAACTGGTAGTGCTGATAGTAAGAGTTTAACAGATATGTTTACTGATGCTTCAGATACATCTAAAAATTTTACACCATCAATAAATACTACATTCTATATCAATGTTCCATCATTCTAAGGAGAAACAAATGATTTGGTATTATAAAGATAAAAATGCATACGAATATCCACAAAATAATTCAATAGATAATTCATTGACTCAACGTTTTCGTAACTCAGTCTATGAAGATTCAGATGAAATGGAATTGTATTATGCATTAGCATATATGAAAGAAAATAACTTACAAGCTTTAGATGTAATCTTCCCAATTGAAGATTTATCTGCCAACTATGGTAGAGAAGAAGATATAGATAAAGAATTTTGTGATAATAATCATATTCATTATCGTTATGAGAATCGCTCCGGTGGATGTATGGTTCTTTTTCCAGGCAATATTATTACTTATACGGTTTTCCCTAGTAATAACTTTTTAAAACAGCATAATTTTTTAAACGATTTTACTCATTGGTTACGAGGTAAAGGTATTAATGCAAGTACTAATAATAATGATATAATGATAGATGATAAAAAAGTTGTTGGTGCAACTTCTGAAACCTTACCAGAACCATATAAAGGTTGGGTGTATTTTGGACTGTCAATTTCAATAAACTCCGACCCGAACCTAATTAATCAAATCTGTACAAAACCAATGAAAAAAATACCTGGCGCGCTTTCAGCCTCAGGTGTTACAACTGAACAAGTAATGAATTGGACCCTTGAATGGTTCAATGCAAATCAATAAACTTAGACCTCAAATCGAGGTCTTTTTTTATTGCCCTGAAAATTTCAGGTTCAACTTATTCCCAAAAAAGTTGAACCCCATTCACAAAAACCCACTTGTATATGAGTCAAAGAGTTAAACATATTTTTAAACTGACCAACGCTTCGACTCATAATACGTTAAGTAGGCACTAGACTCAACCTACGGCTTATAGGGATGGGATGTGCCTGTCCCTATAAGTCCAAACAAAGGAGGTTTCTATGTACGTC